CAACATGCGTTCTAGGCGTGCCCGGCCCATTGAGCAGCTCCGCCACCGCTGTATCGCTGCCGAACGCATCCCCGATCGCCGACATCCAGATTCCGAACAACTCCCTCCTCAACCTTGGGGCCACAGACGTGCTTACCGTCGAGTGCTGGTTTAAGCCTCCCCCGACGATTTCGTCGACGCGGACTATCGTTGAGCGCGGGTCGGGACGGTGGGGCATCAGCCTGCTCTCCACCGGATTCGTTCAGTTCGCGAAGCCTGGCGTGGCGGGCATTGTTACTTCTACTGTCGCCTGCTCGAGCGGCTGGAACCATGTAGTCGCTACCAAGAGCGGCGCCGACATCCACATCTACCTTAACGGCGTCGACGTGTCCGGGACGGTAACCAACACGGCGCTCACCGACGGGTCGGGAGTGTTCTATATCGGCGACAACGCGGGTGCGTCAACGTTCGCTGACGGACAAGTCGCGTGCGTCGCCCTATACCCGACCGCGCTTACGGCCGCCCGTGTATTGGCGCATTACAAGGCTGGGTTGCGGCCGCAAGTTCCTGTGAACACTGTGGCGCCGGCAATTGTCGGGAGCACCCGGCTAGGAATGCAACTGTCCTGCACGACTGGCGTCTGGACAGGCGGTGCCACCGGCTACGCCTATCAGTGGAAGCGCGACGGCAGCAACGTCTCAACAGGGCCGCACTACCTGAAAACTTCGGCTGACATCGGCCACTCTGTCACTTGCACGGTGACAGCATCGAACGCGGCCGGGTCAGCGTCCCAAACGTCCAATTCAATTACCGTTGCCGCCGCACAAGCGTCAGCAGTGGGGATGGTGAGTATTTAATGGGGCTACTTGCAGGAACCCTGTACGACCCGGCTGCGGCTGTGACAAAGGCTACTTCAGCTTTGTTGGCGATGACAGCTCTCGACACCACAAACCTGAGACTGACGTTTACCGCTCCTGCGAACGGTGCGGTGCTTGTCCGTCAAGCCTGTACTCAAACAGGGGCGACAACTATTCCCCGTATCCATTTCGGGGTTCTCGATGGTGCGACAGTGCGTGGTAGGACGTATCCGATGGACGGGGTGACTACCCGCCTGGCGGCGGTCTCATACGGTCAAGAAAGCGTTTGCGTAGTCAGTGGTCTCACCCCGGCGGGGTCGTACACGTGGGATGCTGCTTATAGTGTGGATAACGCTATAGCGGGCACCAACTTAAAATACGGCGGTCCAAATGACGCGTCCGGTGCGGACGCTTGGGGTGGATACTCCTTTGAGATTTGGGACACGCCGACACTGCTCGGTTCTGTGTTGTACGATCCGGGGACTGCGGCGGGTGCTGTGATGACGTCGCTGATCGCGATGACAGCGCTGGATACGGCGAACGCCAGGATCACGTTCACGGCGCCCGCATCTGGACAAGTGTTCTGGCGTATACGTACTTGTTACACCGGGTCGGCCACGTTGCCCTCAGTTCTGCTAGGAATCCTTGACGGAGCCACGGTCAAAGCTAGAGCGGTGCCGATATACGGTTCCGCCGCGAACACGATCTGGGACGCTAGTGGTCTCGTCGCTGTAACACCGACCACGTCGTACACGTGGGACGCCGCTTACGCTGTCCAGGTGGTGTCCGGTGCCGGTGGGACGTTGAAGTGGGGTGGCCCGAACAACACTTCTGCTAACGATGCGTGGGGCGGACTGGCCTACGAGATTTGGACTGCCTAGATGCCTTTCACCGCTAATCAGTTGATCCTGGCCGAACAGCAGCCGCCTCCGCCTCCGCCCCCGCCCCCGACCGGCGCGTTCCACTAAAGGAGACCAGATGGCTGTCACCCACAAGTTCGTGTCGTCGGTCGCGAACATCGGCGGAGGGACGTACATCCAGCCGACCCACTGGAACGACCAGCACGCGGCGCCCATGTGGCGCGCCTACGACTTCGACCCAGGGTTGGCACCCGCGTCGTTCGGGATCCCGTCGACCGCAGGCGCGTCAGGGATGGAGTTCCCGAACAACACGCCGCTCCTCCGTGGCGCGTACGACTTCACGAACGTCACGAACATCTACGTCGCCGCCGTTGTCGCGTCGACGTTCGCGCTCGGATCGACGGCGCTCAGGTTTCAGTACGCCCCCTCGGGGTTCCCCGGCTCCTGGTACTCGTTCGACGCCACCGGCGGGTCGGCGCCGTTCGTGAGCGTCGCGTCCGGGAACAACGCGTCGATGTACCTTGCGGGGTCGAATGGCGCGATGTTCGGTCCGACCGCCGCCGTGTCCGCCGCCGCGAAAGCGCTCCCACAACCCCTGAACGTGAGGCTGGCAGGCTACGGCGGCAACGGGTCGGCGCCCCAGCTAGGACCGATCGACGTCTTCGTGACCTAACCGGGAGGGGGCGCCGTGCCGATCGCCCCGATGCAGCAGGCGTTCGACAGTCCCGGCTTCCAGTCCGCCGACCCAGAAGCGTTCCAAACCGGGCTACGAGCCCAGTCCACCCCCGATCTTGTCGATACGGCGTTCCAGCCGGGGGCGTTCCAGGAGGAGAACAACCCGGTAGGCACCGGCGCTATCGCGTCGCTCGAAGCGTTCGGGACCGCAGCCCGAATCGTCAGGATCCAGTCGCCGGTAGCGCTCGCCACCGCAGAGGCGTTCGGAGCCGCCGATCATGTGCTCAGGGTCGTCGGGAACGCTGGCGCCGTCGGATCGCTGGAGGCTTTCGGTGTCGCGGATGCCCTCCGAGTCGTTCGCAACGCCGGGGCTGTCGCCAGCCTTGAGACCTTCGGGACGACCCGCTCGGTGTTCCTGGTCAAACCGGTCGCCCTGGCGTCTCTGGAGGCGTGGGGGACGCCGACGATCGCCCCGGTTGTGCTCGGCGGCATCACCGCCGCCGGAGGCATAGCGTCCCTCACAGCGTTCGGGACAGCCAACGTCGTCCGGATCCTCGCCCCGGTCGCTGCCGCGACGGCGGAGACGTTCGGCGTCCCGCGCTCCGTCTTCCTCATCGAACAGCAGGGGCTTTTCCCGTTCCCGTGGCAGCCGCTCGCGTTCCAGGAAGACAGCCCGCTCGCCTACGGCGCGATCGTCAGCCAAGAAACGTTCGGGACCCCGCGGGCGGTGTTCCTTACTAAACCGGTGGGGATCGCGACCGCGGAGGCGTTCGGGACGCTCACCACGAACATGCTGTACGCCGCGGGCGCGATCCCGTCCGCTGTCGCGTTCGGAACCGCCCACGTCCTGTTCGTCGTCAAGCCGGTCGGGCTCGGAAGTTCGGAGGCGTGGGGCACCTCGACCCTACACCTCGGCGCCACGACCATCACCAGTGCCGGGGCGGTCGCTTCGCTTGAGGCGTTCGGTGTCGGCCGGGTCGTCCGTCTTATCTACCCGCTCGGCGTCGTCTCCGCGGTAGCGTTCGGAACCCCGACCCGTGTCGTCGTACCGGCCGGGATCAGTATCGCCGGAGCGATCGCGAGCCTCGAAGCATTCGGCGTCGGCCGCGTCCTGTTCGTTGTCAGCGCCCAGGGCGTCGTCTCGGGGCAGGCGTTCGGGGTGGCGCATCCCGTCCGGATGGTCAACAACTCGGGCGCGATCGCAAGCGCCGCCCTGTTCGGCACCACGCGCGCCATCAGGGTCGTCGGCGCACAAGGCGTCGCGAGCCTCACCGGGTTCGGGAACCTGACCATCAACGCGCTGTATCTGCTGGGTATCGGGACGGCCGAGAGCTTCGGGACGTCTCACGTGATGTTCGTCGTCCGCAACACCGGCGCGATCTCGTCGGCGCAGTCGTCCGGGACAAACGGGCGCGTCCAACGAGTCACCGCGCCGACCGGAACGGGATCGGCCGAGTCGTTCGGTCAGGCCTCCCACGTGCTGCGGATCGTCACGGCGGTCAACATCACGACCGGCGAACAGTTCGGCACCGCCACACTCGTCCCGCCACAGCTCGGGGGCGGCTTCCTCGGCGGGCTCCGCGTCCAAGACCGGAACGTGTACGACGTGGCCGTGATCGACGGCGAAACCTACCTGGTCACGGTGCAGGACATCCCGGTCGGCGGTCTCACTGTCGGCGACCTCGAACGCTACGGCGTCGGCGCCGCAGACAACGGGGTCGGGGATGTGCTGGTCGGCGACCTTCAAGGAGGCTGAGTGTGTCTACACCGCAAGGCGTCTCACGCTACGACCTCCACGACCTGGTGCGGTTCACCGGCAACTTCGTCGGCACCGACGGGATCACCCCCGCGGACCCGTCGACGGTCACGTTTCTGTTCAAGGACGCCAACGGCAGCGTCGGGTCGTATCAATACATCGGAGGGCCTGGCGGTGGCTCGATCACTCGGATCAGCGCAGGCGTGTATGCGAAAGACGTCACCGTGGTAGTGGCAGGTACGCATTTCTACCGGTGGGAAGGCACCGGCGGGCCGCAAGCGTCCGAGGAGTGGACAGTCACAGTCGCGCAGAGCTTCATCCTCTGATTAAGGAGGAGGAGCTGTGCCCAGCAACATAGGGTTCCAGCTCAACGCGTTCCAGGAAGACCCCTACGCCTCCGGCGCGGGCGCGCTCCCCAGCCTGGAAGCGTTCGGCACACCACGTATTGCGCAGCCGAGGAACCCGGTGGCGACGCTCGTCTGGGACAGCAACGGGTTCGAGGCCGGAACCGCGCTCAGCACCTATTTCTTCACGACCGGCGGGGCGCCAATCATCGACACCGCCGTCTCGAAGAACGGCCAAAACTCGTTCAAGGTCAGCGGCGATCCGTCCTGGGGGAGGAAGAGCCTCCCGGCAGGGCAGAAGGTCGCCGTCGCGAGGTTCTACATCAAGCTCGACACGCTCCCGTCGGCCGGTATCGAGCTAGCCACGCTCGGCGGCTTCCGGCTCGGCTACGACAGCACCCACCAGTCATTCGGTGTTATCGCCGGGACATCGCAGGACTTCACCGGGAACCACAGCGCCGCGATCTCGGCCGGGCGGTGGTATCTGATCGACATGCGGGCAGACCAGTCGGCATCCACGTGGGTGTTGGACTGGCAGATCGACCGTGTCGCCCAGACGCAGCTCGCGTTCGTGAACCCTGCCGCGAACGTCTCCGACATCTACCTCGGACACACAACCGGGTTCCCGGTGTCGGTCACGGCCCACTACGACGACGCCGTCGTGTCGAACACGTGGGCGGACTACCCGATCGGCGCACCTGCCCTTCCTATCACCCCGGCCGGTATCCCGGCCCCTACCATCTCGACGTTCCTGACACCGTGGGCGCAGGCTGACGCGTTCGGCGTCATCGGTCTCAACCGGACGGGGACGACCCCTAAGACGATCTACCCGGCCGGTATCCCGGTCGCGTCCGGGTGGGGTGACGACTGGGGGGACAACTGGGGCGGCGGCGGCCGGTTCGGCACGGCGCGGGCGGTGTTCGTCACCCGTCCGCCTGGGTTAGCGAGCGTCACGGCGTTCGGGACACCGACACGGGTGGTCATCCCTGCCGGTGTCAGCGCGACAGGGCATATCGCGTCGCTTGAAGCTTTCGGGACAGCGCACGTTCTGATCGTTGTCAGGTCGACAGGGCTCGCGTCGAAGGAAACATTCGGGATCGCGCACCCGACCCGGATCGTTCGAAACACTGGCGCTCTCGGGTCGGCGGAAGCGTTCGGGACGCCGACCCGGGTCGTTCCCGGCCTGATCCTCTCCGCCGGGCAGATCGCCTCGCTCGAAGCGTTCGGGGCCGCGACCATCCTCGGCGGTGTCGCCCCACCTGCACCATCGCTACCGGCCCGGCTGTTCATCGGCGACGGCGGCCTGGTCGTGCTTGCATACGGCGACCAGCCACTCTCCGCCGCGAGGATGGCCGACGGGGCCGCCGCCATCGCGCAAGCGGACGCAGCAGTCGCTGCAGCTGTCGTCGACGGGCAGCTCGGGCTCCTCATCGTGACCGACAGGGTGACGTCGCTACCGCGGGTGTTCATGAGCGACGCCAGCCTCGCCTCACTGTTGACCGCGGATCTAACCGGCGCAGTCACGTTGTCAGACGCGGCTCTCGTCGTCTCCCTGTCTGAACTGGTCGGGGTGCGGTTAGCGCCGCTCGACACGTCGGCGACCCTCAACGTGGTGGCGTGAAAGGAGGGCCTGTTGCCGAACGTCTACGACATCGGAGACCTCGTCCGGGTGCAGGCCACGTTCCTCGGGTCCGGCGGGCTGGCCGACCCGTCCCAGGTGTGGTTCCTGATCCGTGACGGGGCCGGGAACAACGCCACCCACCGGTACGGACTGACCCCGTCCGCGATCTTCCGGGCCACCGTCGGCGGCTACTACATCGACGTCGACGTCGCGTCGTCCGTAGGCGACTGGCGGTACCGGTGGGAAGGCACCGGCAACAACGTCCAGGTGGCGGAAGAGTCAACGTTCAACGCGCGACGCACCTTCAAGCTGTGAGCCCTGTTGTTGATGGAGTCTTCGTCCCCCGCACCCCGCTCGTCACCGCCGAACAGCACGTCGGTTTCCTCGCTATCGACACCCACATTCTCACGCGTCGCCGCCGTCTTGAGTCTGAAGGTGCGCCGTTTGCTCGACGAATCGGATACGTCACCGCCCACCTCGGCATCACCCCCGCCGGAATCCAGGAACGACTCGCCGACCGGCTAGCGGCAGGTCTCGAAGAGACAGCACGGTTCGGGTACAGGACGGTGCAAGCTGAGGTACGCAGCCTCCGCCGGGCGCGACCTCGGGACGCCCGACATGCGGCCCGCGCCGGTCTTCTTCTCCCGGACGCGGGCCGCTACGGGCGCCTCGCCATGCAAGGACTCCCCGGCCTGTTGCTCGTGATGAAACACCGCGGCATCGTCGTCGCCGCCGCCGTCTCGCAAGCCGCCTCCGACGCCGCGAAGAAAACCGAGGACAAGACCGCCGCCTCCCTGGCGGCCATCGCCGCAGCGCAACGGCAGCTACACAACGGCGTGCTCGAACTCATCGGGGAAGCCCTAAACATGGGGCGTACAGCGGGGGCGCTCGCGATGCCGGAACCGCCGACGTTCGCGATGCGGTCCGAGCAGCTCGACGGCAACACGTGCGACTCCTGCAACGAACTGCACGGCACCATCGTCGAGGTCGACTCCGCCGACTACTACAGCTACATGCCGCCGGAGGACTGCGAAGGCGGCGGCCGCTGCCGCGGTGTCTACGTGTACGGCGACGCCGCGGCGGATGTCTCTGCGCCAGTTGAGGAGGCCGCATGAACTGGAAGTTCCACATAGTCAGCGCCATCCCGCGCAGCGCCCCCAACTGGTTCATGCGGATCCCCGTCTACGCGCAAACACAGACCCACGCTGCTATTACCGGGCGGATCGTCGCCGAGGTCACCGGCGCCCGATTGTGGGACGCCCGGGCTTTTTTCGCCACCGGACTGAAGGAGCCAGATGACAACGACGACTAAGACGCACAAGGCGACCGCCAAGCCGGTCGACGACCCCGAATTCGTCGCCGCCTACGGCGGCGCGTACCAGGCGTCATGCGGATGCGGCTGGACGGGTGAGGTACGCAGCCGTCAAGTTCGGGCGCAGGCCGAGGCCGACGGTCACGTCGCCGCAGAGAAGGAGGACTCATGAACGATGCCCCACGTCTCGCGGAGTTCGTCGCGCTCGGCGCCGAAACGATTGACGCTCAGGGCCGCCAGTGGATCGAGGTGATGCCAACCGCGGACAAGATGCGGAACGGACCGTGGTTCTTCACCGTCGAAGCAGGCGACCTCGAAACGTACGCGCAGTCGATCCGCGACAACCCCGACAAGATCCCCGTCGACTACGAGCACGCCGCCCAGACAGGCAGGGCGGCCGGGTGGTTCACCGGTCAGGCCGAAGTCCGCGACGACCGGTTGTGGGCGGAGGTGCAGTGGACACCGAAAGCCAGGCAGGAGATCACCGACGGTGAGTACCGGTTCATCAGCCCTGAGTTCACGTTCAACCAGAAGGACGGGAAGACCGGCCTGATGACGAGGGCGAAGGACATCATCGCGGCCGCCCTGACGAACAAACCGGCGTTCAAAGAACTCGCGCCCGTCGCCGAGCTGCTGGAGTCGGACGAGGTCGACGCGATCTCAGACCTGTACGGAAGCGAGGTCGCCGACATGGTGCTCGCAGCGATGGGTGGCGACCTCGAGAAGGTGCGGGCCGCTGTGTGGTCGACCGCTTTCGTGAACGACCTGCCTGACTCGTCGTTCTTGCACGTCGAAGGTGGCGGCACGAAGGACAGCAGCGGGAAGACGACGCCCAGATCGCTGCGGCATTTCCCGGTCAAGGACGCGTCGGGCAAGGTCGACATGCCGCACGTCCGCAACGCGCTCTCCCGGATCCCGCAGTCGAGCCTGCCTGCCAACGTAAAGGCTCAATGCACGAGCGCGGCCCAGAAGATGATGTCAAACGCCGGGGGAAACCCCAGCGCCCAACTGGAAAGCGAGGCACCGATGAATGTCGAAGAGACCCTGAAGGCGCTGGGTATCGACGAGAGCGCCAGCGTCCCCGAGAAGGTGGCGGCTGTCATGAAGCAGATGCAGGACGAGCTGCTAGTGAAGTCGGCCAGGATCGCCGAGCTTGAGGCTGCCGAGGGTGAGTCTGTGAAGCTGAACGACAGGATCGCCGAGCTTGAGGTTCGTGATTGGCAGCGCGAAGTCGACGTGCTGCTTTCGAAGGCCATCGACAACGGGCAAATCTATCCGCGTGAGAAGGACACATACGCGGAGATGTTCAGCACTAGCGGGGAGCGCGTGGTTGAGCTGAAAAAAATCTTGGCGTCGCGTGCCCCGGGAACCGCTGTTTCTCGCAAGGAGCGGGGATCTGGCGGCGGGTCGCCGCTGTCGTTCGACGATCCTGACATGGTCGCGATCGCGTCCGAGCTTGGCATCAAGGACGACGGAGACCCGCTCGATGCCGACTCTGCCTTCCTGCACATGCGTGCGATGGCGAGCCTGAAGGAGCAGGGCAAGGGCAGCAACTACACCGCCGAGGAGTACTCGGCAGCTCTCGACGATGCGCAGCGTGTCGGTGTCGCTTACTAACCCGCTGCCCTAACCAGAAGGAGATCAGTCATGGCTTTTGAAGGCCAGAAGCACTCCAAGACCTACCTTGCAGGGACGACGATCCCGGCGATGTGCCCGGTCGCCTACATCGGGAACATCACCGCCGGATCCGCGCAGGTTGCTGAGAAGGTGTGGCCTGTCGGATCGTCCAGCTTCCCGGTGCTCGGCGTCGCCCGCGCATCGGCCGCCGCCGGACAGCCCGTCGAGGTTGACCTGCCTCACTCGTACGTGAAATGCGTCGCCGTCGCCTCGATAGGCGCTGGGGCACTGGTCGCGGTCGGCTCCCTCAACGGCGCCCTCGGCCTGATCGCTATCGGGGGCGCGTCCGCGATCAAGTACACGGTCGGCACCGTCGAGCAGCCCGCCGCCGCCGCCGACGTCTTCACGGTGCTGCTGAACCCGCAGAACATCATCTAACGCCCGCCCGCTAAAGGAAGGATAGAGAGATGCCTAACCCGACCACGGTGGGCGTTGTCCATGTCAGCGCACCACTCACGAACCTCGCCCGGCTGTACCGTCCGCTGGACGAAGGCTTTATCGCCGACGAGATCGTCCCACGGCTCCCTGTCGTCCACGAGACCGACCTGTACTACACATGGTCGCAGGGAGAGTTCTACGGGACGGAGGTCACCGACCTGACCGCCGACCGCACCGAGCCACGCGAGGTCGACTTCAACGCAACCACGGCAAGCTACTCGGCCGTCAGGCGCGAGCTTGCGTGGACGATCTCGCAGCGGGAGCGTCAGAACGCCGACAACCAGCTGCGGCTGCAGGAAGTCAAGCAACTCGGAGTCCTCGGCCGCCTTCAGATGCTCAGGGAGATGCGGTGCGCCGCGATCCTGAACGCGTCCGGTGTCTCGACCGTGATCAACGGCGAGACGTTCACGGGCGGCTTGAACTCCGGTGCTACGGCGTCGAAGACGGCGTTCTGGGATGGTGCGTCGACGACGTTCCAGCAGATCACCGGCGACATCATCAAGGGGATCACCGGGATGCGGCAGGCGATCGGCTTGCGTCCGAACATGATCGTCGTCCCCGCAGCCGTCGCTGAGGGACTGAACAAGTCGCTGTACTACAGCGGCACCGCTGGCCCGTTGGTGCAGTACTCCGGACGGCCGGAAGAACTCCCGGCCTACAGCCAGTATCCGCTGCTCCCGTCCCAGATCGCCGGGATGCGTGTGCTGGTTCCGGGGAACATCAAGAACACCGCGAACGAGGGCCAGACCGCCTCCTATTCGGACATTTGGGGCGAGACCGTCCTGCTGGCGTACGTGACTCCGGGTCCGGCGATGGAGACCCCATCGCTCGCCTACACGTTCACGGCCGAGTCACGCCAGACCCGGACGGCACGCGACGACATCCGCCGCCTAGACTGGTACGCCGTCGGCGAGACCTCTGTCGAGAGCGTGGTCGCCCCGGCGGCCGGTTGGACGATCACCGACACCCTCACCTAGAGGGGAGCCTTCATGCCGAACCCTGTCGGGTTTGAGTTCCAGTCGTTGGCGTCCGGTGTCGTGGGATTGTTGGCGTCGGTGCCGACCACCGCGGATTCGTTCCGGGTCCGTGTCGAGTTGGCGTCGTGCCGGTGGCTGTCGTCTGCGACACCGAACGCCTCCGTAGGGCTGTTGATCACACCCGGGGACGCGCCGATGCATTTCGCGTTGGCGTCCCCGGCGCAGTTCAAGTTGTTCCCCTTGGTGGCTGCGCAGTTCACCGTGCAGTACTTCGCGGGCAGCGACCAGTACAAGCTCTAAGGGAGGCCCAGATATGGCTCGACGGAGCACGTCGTACAGCGTGTACGACAGCAAGGGCCGCCTCCTCGGGGGCGGCAAGAACGTCGACCGCGACACCGCCGTCAAGGTGAAAGACCGGGCGGTCCAGTCCGGTATGCATGACGTCCAGATGATCCGCAGAGGCCAAGAGGGCAAAGAGCCCGGGCCGCGGGTCCTCGACGCCTAACTGCGAAGGAAGGGGCGCTACTGCCTGGCGTCCCTTCCCGTCGCAGGGCTGGAGGACAGCGGTGTAACCCTCATCTGGGCGGGCTCGCACCGCTGTCCTCGAACCCTGCCCAGATACCAATCGCGACACGTGAAGGAGTTAAGCCCAGATGATCGTTCCGAAGATTGCTGCCTGCATGATCGTGAAGAACTCCGAGCAGGTGATCGAGAAGGCGCTGGAGTCGATCCGCCCCTACGTGGACGGGATCTTCATCTACGACACCGGGTCGACCGACAACACCCGAGACGTGCTGGCCGCCCTGGCGAAGATAACGCACTGCGGCAAAGACGACGAGGGCGACCTGATGGCCGCCGCACCGATCACCGTGAAACAGGGCGAGTGGCGCGACGACTTCTCGTGGGCGCGTGAGCAGTCGTTCGCGATGGCGAACGATCCGGGGGAAGACTTCACCCACTACCTGTGGCTGGACGACGACGACGAGATCGTCGGCGCCTCCAACCTCCGCCACCTCGCGGCGAACATGCCGGAGGACATCCACGCGCTGTCGTTCTACTACGACTACGCCCGCGACGAGGACGGGAACAACGTCTGCCAGCTGTGGCGGGAACGGCTGATCTGGCGGCACGCCGACTACCACTGGGTCGAGCCCGTCCACGAGTGCTACGTCCCCCGAGAAGGACAGGCACGACTGTCACCGGTCCCTCCGGGCGTGACGCACTGGAAGCACCATCGGCCAGCCACCGACCGGTACGACCCGTCCAGGAACCTCGACATCCTTCATGCCTGTCGCGAGAAGGCGGAGGCCGCTGGGGAGGAGATCAGCCCACGCATCCTCGCCTATCTCGGCACCGAGTACATGGCGAAAGGCGATTTCACCGAGGCCGTCAAGTGGCTCGACCTGTACACCAAGCGTGACGACGCCGGGTGGTCGGACGAGCGCTGCCAGGTACGGCACAAGCTCGCGCTGTGCTTCCGCGCGATCGGGAACACGGAGGCGGCGATCAACTGCGAGTTCACCGCGATCCGTGAACGCGACACATGGGCGGAGAACTCGATCGGGTTGGCGGCGTGCTTCGCGTCGATCGGCCGGTGGGACCGGGCGGAACACTGGGCGAAGCAGGCGCTCGCGATCGGCCTGCCGCAGTCACCGCTGATCCTGAACCCGGTCGAGCACAACCTGTTCCCGTGGCTGATCCTCACCGACGCGTACCTGAACCGGCAGTCGTACGAGGAGGCGCAGGCCGCCATCGCGAAAGCGCTGGAGGTCGCGCCGATCGACGACGTCAAGGAGAAAAAGCAGGAGGTCGACGTGGCGGCCAACACCGCCGAACTCGTCGGCGCCGCGCTGATGCTCCGGGAGATCCTGATCCGGCACGACGAAAACCTCAAGGCGTACGACCTGCTGAAATCGGTGCCGTACGTGATCGAGGACGACCCGAGGATCGTGCACGCCCGCTCGTCCGCGCGCCTTAACATCATCCACGCGGTCGAGCCGGACGAGTACACCCGCTGGTACAAGGACGTCCCGAAAGAGTCCACGGTCGGCGACGAGCACGTCGACCAGATAGACCAGTACATCGAGCGGGTCGCGTACCTCGCCGAAGGACTCGCAGAGCAGGAGACGGAGCTAGGCAGGAAGCCGGAGGTTCTCGACCTCGGCTGCAACGACTTCTGGTTGGAGTGCTTCCTCTGGAAACGCTACGGCATCCACGCCGACGGGGTCGAGTTGAACAAAAAGTCGTTTGACCTCGGGCTGAAACGGCGGCGGAAATTCAAGGCGCCCGGCAAGCTACACCACGGCAACCTTCACGACGCCGCCAAGATCACCGGCAAGAAATACGACGCCGTCGTCCTGTTCGAGGTGCTCGAACACGTCCCTGACATGTCCGCCACCCTCGCGGTGTGCGAGTCGATGCTGAACCCCGGCGGCCGCGTGTACCTGACGACGCCGAACGGTGCGTTCGACCGCGGCATGATCGACTGGGAACGCGTCGAGCCGAAGGGACACCTCCGCGCGCTCACGGCAGGGCAGCTGGCCGACCTGCTGCTCACACGCGGGCAGATCGACGACTACCGCGTCCACTGCAACGGACGGCTCACGTTCGCCCGATACAAGGCACAACCCGCGAAATCGACGGTGAACTTCTACCTGGGCGGCCAGTGGGAGCCCTGGAGCCCGGCGTCGTTGAAAGACGGCGGCATCGGCGGGTCAGAGACCGCCGCCGTGCAGGTCGCGACCCGGCTGGCCGCCAGGGGCCACCGGGTTCGCGTCTTCTCCAGCTCCGAGGAAGGACTGGCCGGTGGGGTGCTGTACCGGCCTCACACGTCATGGGACCCGACGGAGACCACCGACCTCCTCATCGTGTCGCGGTTGGCGCACGTGTTCGACAACCCGATCGGCGCCAGGAAGACCGCGCTCTGGTGCCACGACCACTCCTACCCGAACGAGCTGACGGCGGAACGCGCGGGGAAGATCGACCATATCGTCACCCTGACCGAGTGGCAGCGGGCGAGGTTCGCCCGCCTCTACCCGTGGACGGAGAACCGTCTGCGGGTGATCGGGAACGGCATTTCCTACAGGGAGATCGACAGCGGGGAGCCGCGCTATCCGAACGCCTACAGGCCTTTCGGTGAGCGGCTCCCCCGTGTCGTCTTCAGCCACTCCGCCGACCGTGGCCTGGACGTGATGCTCGACCTGTGGCCGCGGATCCGCGAGCGGGTGCCGGACGCAGAACTCCACGTGTTCTACGGGTTCAACACCATGGACAGGCTGCTGCCGTTCAGCCCGAACCTCGCCGCCTACAAGGGGGCGCTGCTGGAGAAGGCGAAGGAGCTTGGCGGCGAAGAGGGCGGCGTGTTCCTCCGCGGCCGTGTCGGACAACTCGAACTCGCCGAGGAGATGCAACTCGCCCGGATGGAGGGCTACCCGACTGCGTTCCTCGAAACGTTCTGTATCACCGCCCTTGAAGCGCGGGCGGCCGGGCTGCCGATGCTCACCTCCGACCTCGGCGCGTTGCGTGAGACCGTCGGCGACCACGGGATCCTCCTGCCATGGGGTCCGGACGAGGACGAGCCCTGCAACCAGACCCCGGAATATCAGGACCGCTGGGTTCATCTGGCGTGCGACCTGTTGACAGACGAGACGGTCTGGAACCACTGGCACGAGTGCGCTCTCCTTGGCGCGGAGCTTCTGGATTGGGACCACAAGGTCGCCAGCTGGGAGCTGTTGGTCGGTGGCGCGACGGCGAAGGCACGGAGGGAGAAGGTAGCCGCGTGAAAGCCTCGCCTCTCAACGGGTTCGTGAAAGCAGACCCCGCACTGCTGCTCGCGTGCGGGCATGTCGCCTCCGGCTGGACGGACATCGTCTGGCAGCCGCACGGCGAAACGAACCAGGTGCCGTTCTTCGTGTGCCGTGAGGGCTGCGGAGCGCAGGACTGGGTTCCCGACCCCGAACTCGTCACCGCCTAGATGCCGTACCTCGCAGCAACCGAACTAACGTCGATTCTGCCGTGGGGAGCGACGATCGGCGACACGACGTATCCGCTCAATCTCGGGGAGGTCGCCTCCATCTGCGACGAGGTGTCCGCCGAACTCGACGGCGCCGTGTCCGCGGCCGGGTACACGGTCCCGATCGGCACAGCGGCACCGCTCGCGCTGTCCCAGATGAAACGGTGGACGAAGTTCGGCGCCGGGGCGATCGTCATGGAGACCCTGTTGCCGAACGTCGGCGGTGTAGGCGGCAAGTCGTCGCCGATCGCCGACAGGTGGCAGACCGCGTACGACAACGCGATCAAGGCGATCGAGGACGGCAAGTTCGCGCTCCCAGGTGTCGCCAAGGACTCGGGGGAGACGGGGCGGGCGCTGCCGCGAAGCTACACGACGTCGCATCCGTCCGATGACGTGTTCGTGTCCGGGTATCAGAGCGGGGCGAGCGTGTTCATCCCGATCGACTGGATGCCGTAGATGCCCAGGGGTGTCGGCCCGACGTCGAGCGGCAAGGGCGGCGTCGCGATCGACTTCGAGCCCCCCATTGAGTTCATCCTCAAGCAGGCCGGGGCGTTCCGGCGCAGGCTGGAGGAGTTCGCGTCGTTGTGGGAGCTGTTCAAGCCGATCATGGGAGCCTACGAGCAGGAGGTGTTCTCGACCCACGCTCACGGCGCGTGGCCCGAACTGGCCCAGTCGACATTGAGGTACAAGACCGGCGAGCTGATGGTCGAGTCGGGAGCTTTGCGAGCGTCGCTCGTCGACCCCGGGCAGGCCATGCATATTCAGGGTCGCAGTGCCTGGTACGGCACCGAGGTCGAGTACGCCCATTGGCACCAGGACGGAGGGTCGATCCCCGGCCGACCGCCGCAGCGTCAGCTGATCGAGGATCCGTTCCCGACCAGCACCCGAC